ATGTAAACTTATTTTTGTTGGTAATAATTTCTTTATATATTATTCCGTCTGTACCAAATAAATTAGTTTTACTATATTTTCCGGTTGCATCTAACAAATCAAAATATCTGCTGATGCCGCTTGCAATTCTATTTACTGATTTAGTCTTTATTATTTCTTGACTAACACCCAATGGTCCAATTTGGTAATCTTCGCCGGTAACCAGTCTATTTTGTGTATAATAAGTTGCAGGCGCTCTTTGTCTAATATTAGCATTTGTTTCTGAAACTGTTGCGTTGTCAACAGTTTCTTGCAGGCTATAAGTGATGCTTATAGTTTCAATTTTTCCAGACTTTGATGCATAAGGAATATCAATACTAATTCCACGCATGTCCTTAGGATCAACTACAAGTCTTGCATTTTTACTTGTTCTATAATATACCCTAAAGTTGCCTTGTGGTAAATTTCCAAATACGCCGTCTGAAAAGATTAAACTTACTCTATCATCTATTCTAGTTAGTACACTAAAAATGTTTCTTATATTTTTAGACAAACTATTATAGATAACATTATTACCTTCAGTTGCTTCTACTTTTGTCCATTGTTCAATTTCGTTTCCAAAACTATCTAATTTATAAAGCCATAAATCAGTGTTGTTGACATTTGTAGCATCAACTGCTACTGTTTGATTAGAACTAGGATTTGAAACATTAAAAGTACCTTGATCTAAAGTACCTTGTCTAAAGTGGCAGAAAAATCCTGTATTGCTACTTGCAGGTCCACGTCCGTCATCTCTGTACAAAAATGCAAAGTTATTTCCCGGAAAAGGAGCTTCTTCTAATATTGTTCCTGCATCTATATCTGTAGATACTACTTCAAATCGTGTAGTTGAACCGTCTACGGCTTTAGAAAAACTAAAAGCTGGAACATCTGCGTTGGTAGAATTAAATCTATATTGCTGTGTAGGAATACCGTTTACAATTTCTTTTTTTACAGGTCTTCCAAAAGTACCATTTACAGGCAGAGCCGCATTTAAAACTTTTGTAAATTGTTCGTTCCAGTCTGGATTAGAAGGATCATTCCATAAAATTGTTTGAGTTTCTAAATTTATGTTGTTACTGTCAAATAGTGTTTCAGTTGTGCTAACACTTTCTATTTTAAGTAAACCGTTAGCGGCAACATTTCTTTTTGGATTATAGGAAAGCAAACGTGCTAAACGTAACACACTTTCCCTACGTTCTGCTGTTTCTAAGAAGTTTTCTCTTGCATTTAAATCAACTCTAAATGCTAGGTTTTGTCCTAAAAATGCAATTAAGTCAATTATTGCAAGATATTCGCTTGAGTCAATATAATCATTAAAGTCTTCTGGATAATTTTCTCTAAGATAAGAGATCATAGTCCGACGCAAATTGTCGAAATCATAACTTTGGAAATCAGCATTTTTATAAGACTGATATATGCGTTTCCAGTCTTCTGCTACTAATAATCTATTTTGTCTATCTGTTGATGACATATGTCTTCCTTCTATAACGTATTTAGCTCAATGAGTAATGTACGTATATTATTATGTATTCAAAAAGCCTGCATTTTGATCAAATGTTAATTTCATATTTTCTGAAATATTATAAGGAAGATAAACAAGACTAACCTCTATTTGCAGGCCACTTTCGTACTGATCTACTGTAATGTTGTTTACTTTTACTCTTGGATCATAATTAACAATGTTTGACACATTTTCAATAATTGCATTTTTCATATCACCAGTAAAAGGTTCAAAAAGTGCGTCCCAAATAATTGTTCCAAATTCAGGATCGCTAAGTTTTTCGCCTTGTCTAATATGAAAATGATTTAAAATATCTTGTTTTATAAGTGAAAGATCATACAACACCTTAGAGGAGTTTCCTTCATTTACAGTGCTTATTCCTCTATAAGTACGAGAACCAGGAATGTCTGCTCCCACACTTTTTTTGTCCTTTACCCTTATTTGTTTATAAAGTTGTTTTTCTAAATTGCTCATATCGTATTTACCTTACCTTCCTTTACGGAATGTGTCTGCTACTTTTTTGTATTCAGCTGTAAAATTATTTCCTGTGTTGTCTACTGTGTTTCCTGCTGTGGGATCAGCATCCGTTTTAGCTGGTGTGAATTCTCTAGGATTCAAATTCTCATGTGACATCCATGGTTCGTGTTGAGGTGTACGTAGAGGAACGTCTGCTGTTTTAGCTGTAGGTCCATTCATGTTTATTCCGTCAGGTGCTGTTTCAGTATGTGTTTTAGAATTAATATGTGTACCTTCTCCTGCTGTTATTCTGCCGTCTTTGCCAGCTTTTAAACTTATATTTCTTCCGGCTTTCATAATAATATCTCTATCCGCTGTAATGTTTAAATCATTTTTAGTGTGTATACTAACACTATCATTAGCAAAAATATCTATCTTACCTTCGGCGGTCATTTCTATCCAAGTTGACCCTTTTGCATTTCCAATATAAATTAAATCTTCAGTATTATGCATTAGGATTTGATGGCCTGTTCTAGTACGCCATCTTGTCAATTCATTATGAGGCAAAGTAACGTCACCTACTTCATCTTTTTCTACACTAGAATATTCTGGTGGTCCTGCTGTTGGTCCACTAGAAGGTGTTTTCCTAAGTAACATAGGATCGCCATCATCCATTACAAAAGTAGTTCCTCCTAGCCTATTAAAAGGAACTTGACTTCGACCAAAATTTTCTCCGTAATTTGCTGTAGGCTTACCTTGGCGTCTGTCGGCAGGTCCGGGAGTACTCCAACCAAACACCATGCTAGGAACTTCTCGTCTTGCACTAGTAGTAGTTGTACCTCGTGTAGTATCTCCTGATAAACCTTGTGTGTCTAATACATTGCAAGTATCTGTATCGCAAGGTTTGATGTATTTTGTAGGATCTCTACCTGTTGCAGTTTCAAGTGCTTTATTATATTCACCAACAGGTTTAGGTGAAGTATTATCTTCTGCATTGTAAGTTGTAGAAGCTCTGCCTGGTAACATAAAGTTCATATACTTGTCTTGAACACATCCAATCCAATACCCAAATCCATAACTTTCTTCCATTGCAAGCACAACTACCTTTGTGCCAACATCGGGTGGAATAGCCCATATGCCATAACTTTTTTGTGTGTTGTCAAATCCAGGATTAGGCTTAACACCATCACGCGGAGTAACTCCGTAAAAAGGACTTACATAATAACATGGCATTAAATATCCGCTTCCACCTTCAGGATTACCTGCATCATTTAATTTTAGTATTTCAACTTCAATTGCACCCATATATTCGCTGTCTAAATGATTCACAATTCTGCCTATGTAAGGCCCAGATGTTTCCATCCAGTCAGGGCGATTAGTTCTTGAAAATTGATTCTTGCTCATTTATTAATCCTATATTTGGTCATTGCCGCCGAATTGATCTGATGTGCCTTTGCTTTGGTTGGAATTTGCATCTGCAGCATCATCAACATACTCAGTGTAAATTTTGTTATCTTGTGTAGTAGGTTCGCTGTTAGTATCCCTGCCTTCTTGATTACGTCTTCTAATTAATTTTAGTTGTTGGTTAAATACGCCTCCAGATAAACTAGACATACAAAAAAGGACTTGATACACTCCGCTAAATGCACCTACTGGTTTTGTGCCATTTCCTGGAAATTCCATAGTTCCGTCTTGATTATAATCTAAAGGTGTTCTAAAATTTACTAATATGTCAACTTCCGAACTTTGATAATCCATTGTACCGTCTTCGGTTAAATTAATTATAGGTGTTTCTGCAGCATTATAATTTCCCATACCACTATCTGTAATATAATAAGGATCTCCCCAAATAGTCATATTTGCTGTAACCAAGTCAGTATTACTGTTAACCAAAGCATCATTAAAATCTCTTGCAATTGATTCTTTTGTGCGTTCAGGTAATCCGCCCTTGCCTGTAGATCCTGGTTTAATAACTTCTTTAGTTGTAGCATTACCGCTGTTACTTAGGTTGTCTGTGTCGCCCGAAGCAGGCTTATACGAAGGATGTCCTGGTGATAATCCAGGGCTTTCACTTTTCTCTTCTTTTGTCCCTGATTTATTCTCGCCTCCAAATGGCATAATACTTGTAAAAAATGCTTTATCAAACTCTAGATTGAATTCTAAAACATCATCGTTTTTACCAGTATAAATGTAATTATACTCTTTACAACACTGTGCTTCTAGAGATTTTAAACCTGGGCTAGCCTTTGTTGGCGGCATATATCTGTTAATATGCGCTTTGTAAGGTACTACCCTAAAAACGTATAATTTAGGAAACTGACCCGTTAAGTCCATTTGCTCGTAATTTGTTATATCGTAAACATCTGTTTCGATCTTAAACCAAGGGATCATTCCATTTGCATCTGGTTCGGCTTCTGATATTCGTCTACCGTAATCACTCAAAATAATAATTTCTTCGATAATATTTTGTATTTTAGATCCACTTTTAAATGTTAGGTCTCTACCTTTATTACTAATAGTAATATTACCTCTTTTAAAAACGCCGGTACTAACTGTAGTAGTCCTATTTCGGTTTGGTGGACCACCTGTTGATGTTGTTGTTTTAGTTTCTTCTACAAATTTTGGCCTACCAAAAGGTTGTTTCCCTCCGTTTAGATATGATTCTATAAGATCAGATTTTCCTATGTCATTTATGTTTTCGGGATTTTCAGCATTTTTTCTAACTGCTTCACCTATTCCTGAACGTTTTACAACAATGCCTAAAAGTTTACTTAATTCAGCATCAAAATCTGCAGGTACGTTGCTATCTTCGTTACCAGTTATACTTTGGAACAACTTTAATTTTTCACTATCGGTAATTTCGCGCTTGCCACCTTCGCCTGAATTCAGTTCAGGATTAGTGGTTGCTTTGCTAGCCTCAGTGTTTTGTCCTAATAATTGTTCTTTAGCTGATGCACGTTCTGTAGGAAAAGTTATAATATATTCGTCAACTGCTACAACTTGCTTTTTTTCTAATTTTTTCTGTTCATACTCATTAAAAGTTGACATCAAACTTTTCGCGCCGCTTTGTAACAATTCTTCCACTGTTCTTCCGGTAATAGTGATATCTGTCTTTGTGCTTTGTACTTGATCTGCTAGTCCTTGTTCGTGCCAAGGAATAGCTTTTACGTTGTAAACACTTCCTCCTTCAGTAACATTAAAATCTATGTTTACAATTTTAATAGGAAAAATTCTACGTAAATTTGGTTTAGAAATATAATTTCCGTTATTATCCCATCCTTTAAATTCTAATGTCAGAACATATGGTGCTTCAAGATAGTTTTTATATTCTGCTTGCACTGCTGCTACTTGAAGTGTTTGCAAAAACATTCCCATGCTATATGGTTCAGTAACTTTAAAATCTAATGAAACTGCATTTGTTTGTTTTGTTTTTGTGTTGTTACCAATAATTGCATTTGTTTCAAAATCATCTATATAATATTCAATTTGTCCTTTGGTTTCAAAAATAGTAGTTGCTTTTTGAGGTAGGCCGCCGCCGGACCTAGTAATCATTATTTTTGGATCTGTTTTCCTATATGTTTCATCAGGAAAATTGACTTCATATGTACTAAGAACTCCTAAACCAAGGATATAATTATAACTGGCAAAATCTCTAAGTTCATTTGGAAATGGAGGACCTTGTTTTGTAGTTACCCCTAACATTTTTGCAAATTTTTGTAGTTCTGCATTTTCGTATTGCAACTGAGTTCTATAATCTAAAGGTATTTTTAAAACAGGGTCAACCGCGGCAGATAATTTATCTGTAATTGCGCCGTCAATCGAATCTGCTATTGCATTTACATTTATATTAGAGGAAGTTTGAAACGCTTTAGAAACGTCGTTTGCTTTTGACTCAGCAAAATCTTGTAAAGATTTACCTGCTCTAGTAGCTTGATCAATTAAATTTTGCGGAGAAAATTTACTAGTCATTTATATGCCTAGCAATCTTTTTAAATTGCCACCTTTAGGTAGGTATATTTCTACGCCTGCTTCAAAATCATATACAGGATCTTTAATTGTGTTAATATTACGCTGTGCAAATACCCACCAAAGTTTATGATCTCCGTATAAGTCGTAAGCAAGTAGATCTGGCCTATGAGTATACTGTACCTGTATTACATATGGTATATCATCCGATTCAGCAGGAATAGGACGTATTCTTAAAATATCAAGATACTGACCGTTTTTAGTTTTAGTATCTTTCCATGGACTGTTTGCTGTATATTTTGCCATTAAATAAATCCGCCCTTCCCAACGTATCCGCCATTTACAAAGTTATCTAAACTAAATGACTCAACTGCACGCCTGCTATATATTGGCTGTACTGTTGCTTGTATATTACTACGTGTAGGTACCCAAGCACCGTTTGGACCGTATCCAGGAACTTTAATATAATCTACATCAGATCCTAATTCAATAGCAAACGTTTGTACAATTACCGGAACATCTTTAAACACATAATCACCGTAACCATTTAGTCTTACTACAGGGGGAGGAGCACCTACATTACTTGTTTTTCCATAGGACATTTTAGTAATACTTCTTAAATAATGCACTGCAGCTAACCAATATTGTCCTTCATAGTTATTTTCAACATAAAAGTCACCAACAATACTAAATGCATCCACTTTGGAGTTTTGATAAGCAAAAAAAGGATAATTACTATGTACAGGCTGAATTTGACTGTAATTAGCTGAATGTGTAATGTAAACTTGCGGAGTGTATGGCCACACTAAACCATCAGTGTCAATAAGTGGTTTTAACATACTACTACCTGCAAAGTTTTTAGGTAAGGATAATTTGACTCGCCAATCTGGATTAGCATCACCGCTTGTTGCTTGGATAAATTCGAACTCTTCAGGTTCAGCATCAGGTAATAATCCAAAAGATCTTAGAGCTTTGCCAAAGCCACTAGATTGCACAAAATCTTCAACTCGTTGTGCAGCACCTGCGGCTAATCCTTTAATGTTTTCAGATCCGGCAAATGCTTCTACTGCTGCCGCAGGATCTAACGAACTACGTGCATTAGCTGCTCTTTCTGCTATTTGTGCGGGATTTGGTGGTGTTCCTCTACCGCTATTAATTGGTCTACCATTACTGTCAGTTATTGCCATAAAAAATTCCTATTTATATAAAGTATTTAGTTGACTTTATTAACATAGTAGTTTATAATATACATAATTAATCGGAGAACCTATGAGAAAAGTCAATTACTTAAACAACAAAGATATATTAAAAGAAATACATAAATCAAAAGCTACTTTTTGTAGTTATGTGGATACAGACTATAATCAGTACGATGTGATTTTACCTAGTGTTGATAAAATTAACATTAGAACCATTGCTGAAGCAAAGCGTAACAAAGCAAAACGACTTAGCCAAAAAGCATTTGAAGAAGCTAAACTAGCTGGTAAAAAAATTAAACAAGCAGAGTGCGAAGTTGATTACAAAAAGATTACAAAAGAAGAACTTATCTTTAGAATTATGACATACGATCATGTTCCGGAAGAACCGGGTCGTAAGAAAAATCCTAAAACTGTAGCAGACACAAAAGTTAAATTAAATTTTCCTCCGTTCCAACATTATAAATTTGATGAAAATGACGAAATTGTTTGTGTAGGAAAAAGTCATTGGGAAGGTGGTATGGAAAACGGTGCCTTTAGTTTGAAACACGGCAAAGCAACAACTAAACTTGCTAACATGTGGTTAAAATTAGTTGATCGCTATGCTACACGAGGCAATGTACGTGGATACACTTATAATGACGAAATGAAAGGACAAGCAATACTACAACTTTCGCAGATCGGTTTACAGTTTGACGAATCTAAGTCTGACAATCCTTTTGCTTACTATACTGCCGCTGTTACTAATAGTTTTGTGCGTGTTATCAATATAGAAAAACGTAACCAAAACATTAGAGATGACATTTTAGAAATGAATCATTTAAATCCTAGTTACACTAGACAACATCAAGGTGAGTGGGAAGCACAAATGAAGAGAGAAGCAGAAAAA